TGGACAACGAGAACAACATCGCCTACTACACCGAGAACACCCACAGGGCGACGAGGATGGAGGCGTACACCAAGAAGAAGTGTTACTTCAAATTCAAGCAATATGACGAACATCAACGAGAACAACAAGACGAGCCGGTCGCAAGCTGATTTGATTCTGGACTGGATGCTCGCCGGGCATTCCATCACTCCGCTGGAGGCGTTAAATACCTTTGGGTGTGGCAGACTTGCCGCAAGGATAGCCGACATCAAGGCCAAGGGTTATCTGGTCTATTCGGAGTTCATCACTACCGAGACGGGAAAAAAGATTAAGAAGTATTATCTATGATGGAAAACAAAGAGATTTGGAAAGACATCCCAGGATATGAGGGTCTATATAAGGTCAGCAACCATGGAAGGGTATTGAGCCTTCCGCGCGGAAAACAATGGCCTTCTAGACAAACTCACAACAACATCAGGAAACAACGGATCAAAGGTCACTACTATCAAGTCAATCTTTCCAAAGACGGAAAGGCAACGTGGCTTTCCGTTCATCGCCTTGTCGCGATGGCCTTCATCGAAAATCCGCTCAACTTTCCGTGCGTAAACCACAAGGATGAGAATCAGCTGAACAATCACGCCGATAATCTGGAATGGTGTACTTACCAATACAATGCGAACTATGGGACTGGCACTCTGCGGCAGATTGAATCAAGAAGACGCAACCCGCATCTCGCTGAAATAAGGGAAAGGGTTGGAGAGAAGAACAGTCGCCGCGTTAGGCAACTCACAAAGGATGGAGTTCCAATTGCCGAGTTCGGGTCTTTGACGGAAGCAAGCGAGTCAACCGGCGTACATATCAGCACGATAATCAAACATTGCAGAGGGCGCGTTGGTATAAGTACAAGGAAATTTAAGTTTGAGTATATAGATTCAACACTATGAGCATTTCATGGAAATATACGGAGGACAATCCGTTGAGGGTGTTCACGGGTTTTTCGGGGTACGATTCGCAATGCATGGCACTACGCAACATCGGCGTCCCCTATGTGCTTGTCGGATGGTCGGAGATTGACAAATACGCTATCATGGCACACGATGCCGTCTTCCCAGAAGCGGCGGACAAGAACTATGGCGACATCTCCAAGATCGATTGGTCGCAAGTCCCCGACTTTGACCTCTTCACCTATAGCTTCCCTTGCACCGACCTATCAAACGCCGGTAAGCAAGCGGGATTTGAGAGGGGTTCTGGGACGCGGTCTTCGCTCCTATGGGAGTGCGAGAAGGCGGTCAGGGAGAAACACCCGAAATATCTGCTGATGGAGAACGTGAAGGCGCTCGTCTCCGACAAGTTCCGCCCCGGCTTCCTCAAATGGTGCGATTGGCTGACAAGCGAGGGTTATACGAATTTCGCCCAAGTCATCAATGCCAAGGATCATAATTGCCCGCAGAACCGGGAACGAATCTTCGTCGTGTCCATCCTCGGCGACGCCTGGTTCACGTTCCCGCAACCCGTGGAGCTGAAACTCCGCCTGAAGGATATGCTGGAGGACAAGGTAGACGAGAAATACTATCTCCCGCAGGACAAGGTGAACCAGTTCATTGAAGGCCTCGACGATGAAAAGAAGGCTCTCATCGATTCCGATTAACACGGACAACGAGGGCAACGCATCGACCATCCTCGCCGGGTACTACAAGTACGGCGTAGCCACGCTTATAGGGGGGGGGATATGGTACGAGCGGGACTTGCATCGTAGAGATTTATGAGGAAGCCAATCAATACAACGCCGAACGGATTAGCCTACGGCATCAAGGCAAGTTACTTTAAGAATGCAAGCCTGACAACCTTGACCGGGGGGGCATCACTTCCCATGCACCGGAGTTTTAGAAATCCATGAAAAAGACAGTCCCGATAAACACGACCGCAGACGGCTGTTGCAAGACGATATACACACGGCTCGGCCGGCTCTCCTGGGAGAACTACCTCGGTAGGTTGCAGGGGGGGGGCTGGGATTGCCAGATGACAAGCATACTTGAGATATGGACGAAAGAATCATCAAGATAAGGTTTCCGAGGGACAAGCGGAGTGACGGGCTTTCCGTCTATCCGTGGAACTTCCTGCCTTATGCCCCCCCCCGTATATGTCCTGCGATAACCACGTTCGTAACCAAGGACATCCCGTTATTGGAAATCTATGAAGATAATCCCATACGATGACTATAACCGCCAAATCCATATAGGGGGGGGGGTATGTTGGAACTGTCACCCAGAACTTCGCCCGGACGGCATGGAAGAATGGCTGGAAGATAATCGAAGTCTATGAAACCGAAGATAATACCGATCGGCAGGATTTGGCGGAGCGAGGCGAACGGCTGGGTTTACCATAGGGGGGGTATCGCCGACAATCTGCTGTGGACAACATGTAGGAGTACAACCAAAGATAAACGAAACAATGGCAAAAATTTACCGCATTCGCAAGCTAACCGCAAAAGAATGTTTCAGACTGATGGGATGCACCGACCCCGACATCGGCCTCATCCAGCACTACCCTTACGTCCCCGCCGGCGACGGCTCCTGGGTTCTCCCGGAGGGGATGACCGAAAAAGAAGCGAAACGGCTCACGATCTCCGAGATCCAGCAGTACAAGATGGCTGGAAACTCCATCGTGGTGAACGTCCTGGAGGGCATCTTCACCCAGCTATTCCGGCTTGATTCCGAATCATTATTCTAACGATATGGCAACACTCTACAAAGCGAACGGTGACATCATCACCATCAAACCCCGTGGATTAAGCAAGCGGTTCTCCATCAAGGAACTCCAGAGGGCGGTAGGCGGGTACGTCGAGTGCGTCAACCTCCGGGGGAACTACCTCGTCGTGGACGAGGATGGGGAGGCGAAGGAACTCCCGTACAATTTCAACGCATCGGCAATCGTCCGTCAATTCGGCTACACCCACATCCTCGGCGATGCGGTCTTCTGCAAGGAAGAGGAAATGCCCAAATAAACCAACGATATGGCACAAACGATCTACAAGAAATTGCTCTCCCTACAGCAGGCCGTCGTGGGGCTGACGAAAGACAGGAACGGCAACAGCTACACCTACATCTCCGGGGACAAGATTCTCGGCATCGTCCGCCCAAAGATGGACGAGCTGGGACTCCTTCTCACAACGGACGTCCTCCAAGCCGACTACTCCCGGCAGGACTACCAGACCAAAAACGGAACGAAGACCGAGATGTTCTGCACACTTCGGTTGCGGTTCACTTGGATTGATGCCGAAACGGGCGAGAAACTCCCCGTGGACTGGGCGTCCTCCGGGATGAACGGATTCGACAAGGGTCTGGGTTCCGCACTCACCTACGCCGAAAGGTATTTCCTTCTCAAGCAACTGCACATCGCCACGGACAAGGATGACGTTGACGCTCCGAAATCCGCCGAAGAGGAACTCAACCTTGGGCAGATTATCGCCCAGATCAATTCGTTCACGACCCAGGAGCAGATGAACTGGGCGTGGCAGACATACGGGGGTTATTGGGGCAAGGACAAGTCCTTCAAGACCGCCTTCGCCAAAAGACAAAAGGAGATAGCCGATGGAACTGCGAAATAACCCCAACGTATTTTTCAGCAAGGAGGCGCACATCTATCTTTGCGGGGACAAGGAGTTGCAGGGTGCAACCACCCTCCTTCGCCGTCACGGACTGATGCCCGACTACTCCGGCATCCCGGACAAGGTTCTGGAAGAGGCCGCCCGTAAGGGTACGGCTCTGCACGAAGCGATTGAATCCTACGACAACGGGGAGTCCGTGCTGATGACTCCGTTCCTCCAGGAATACAAGCAGATTTGCCAAGAGAACGGCCTTAAATTCCTTGTGAACGAACTTCTCATTTCGGATGAGGAGTTGGTCGCCTCGATGATAGATGGAGTCTACAAGGGGTCTAAAAAGGACACGGTTATCCTCGTGGATTACAAGTCCACCCTCAAGCTCCATTGGCGGAGTTTAAGTTGGCAACTCTCCCTGTATAAAGTTCTTTTTGAACGGCAATTCCCCGGCATCAAGGTGGAGGCGTTGAAAGTCCTCCATCTGGACAAGAAGGAGGGGAAAGTCCTCGGTCTTTACCCCGTGGAGGAAATCCCGGAAACGGAGGTGGACGCCCTGCTCCAAGCGGAGAAAGAGGGGAGAATCTACATTGACCAGACGGAAGAACCCTCCGCCGAAATCGTCCTCACCGACGCCGAACTCACGGCCTACGTCACCCAGCAGAACGAAATCGCCCGGCTCAAGGAGCAGATCAAGGGAATCGAGGAAACGCTCAAGGGTCTGGACAAGCGGGTGCTTGACTATATGCTCGAACATAACCTCGACTCCCTTGAGGGGGGCGGCGGAGTGTTCAAGGTCAAGAAAGCCTATGAACGGACGTCCATAGACACGGAAAGGCTCAAGAAGATGCAGCCGGGAATCTATGAGCAGTACAAGAAAACAAGTACGGTCGCCCCGTCACTCTCCTTCAAGCCGAACAAATGAACACCCTCGTTCTCATACCACATTTACCTTCCGGTCAGCAAGGTCATGAGCTTGCCCTTGCCGTCGCCGGATGGAGAAAGCATTTCAAGACCCCGCACACCATCGCCATAATGGGGGAGAACCTACCAACCATCCCCGGCGTTGTCAATGTGGAATCCAAGAGAGTCCCGGACGTTCCGGGAGAATACAGGTCGCACCTCGATTATGTATCCTGTGCGAGGAAAGCGAGGGAGATGTTCCCAGATACGGAGGGGTTCGTGGTAGCCGGGGATGACGTCTTCGCCGTGAACGATTTCACGCTTGAGGATGTAAAGCTCCCGAAGATTCAAGAGGATTGGATACCTACGATCGGAGCGGACAGCCACCCCAATTCCTGGAGAAGGAATCTCGCCAAGACTGGGATCGTCTGCCATCGGGATTGTCCCCAAACCTACAACTGGACGACGCACCTACCGCACTACTATGAGTGGGACAAGCTCTTCTCAATCTACGACAGGTACGACTGCGACCACAACTCCTACGTCATAGAAAACCTTTACTACAACACCTACAACAACCGCCAGCCGGAACTCCTCCGCCGGGACGACCGATGGAAATACGAGGTGAGTTTCACCCCGCTCTACCGCCCGGACTTTACCCACGCCCTCGCAACGAAGGTCTGGGTCACCTGTACCGAGAACGGATGGTCGCCGGAAATGGAGGAGGTCTTGGCCGGACACTACGGAATCAATCTCTAATATATTAAAATATGGCTTATTTGAATCTCTGCCAGTTCATCGGCAGAATCGGGAGCGAACCCGAAATCCGAACCTTCGAGGGCGGGAACAAAATCGCTACGGCACGGATGGCCGTGACCAAGAAGTACACCGACCGCAACCAGCAACCCCAGGAACGCACCGAGTGGATCGGCTTGGTGTTCAACGGCAGGAACGCAGACCTCGCCGAGAGCTACGTCCACAAAGGCGACATGCTCTACGTCCAGGGCGAATGGCACAACCGGGAATGGACTGACCAGTCCGGGAACAAGCGAACCAACACGGAACTCCAGGTGAGCGTGATGCAGATGCTGGAGCGTAAGAAGCAGGACGCCCCTTCCGCCCCGGTTCAGGCACCCCAGCCCCAGCGACCGGCTCCTCCGCAGTACACCCCCGCACCGCCGGCACCGGCCAGACCCCAATACCAGGCGGCCCCTGCAAGCAACGGGTTCGAGCAGGATTCCACTTCCGATTTGCCCTTTTGATAACTAATTGATTATCAATGCGTTTACAACTTTTGAACACGCCCCTGGGGTTGAAGCCGTGTTACTCCGAGGACTTTGACGAGGCGAAGAAACTCCGTCTTGGCGAAGTGTACGAGGCCGAGATCAAGCTCCAGCGAAACCCACGATTCCACAGGCTTTTCTTCGCCCTGCTGAATGTCGGATACGCCTATCTCCCAGGGGCCGTTCAAGAGACCTATTTCAAGTCCATTGACGGTTTCCGGAAGTCGGTGCTGATAGCCGCGGGGTTCACGAAGGTATTCTGGAGCGTCAAGCACCAATGCTTCCTGGAGGAGGCGGAGAGCATATCGTTCGCAAGCATGGACGATGCCCGCTTCCGGGAGGTTTACGACAGGTGCAAGGATGTCATCTTTGGACTTATCTCAAAGTATGTTACGATAGAGGATTTTGAATCCAATTTAGCAAATTTCTAAATTTTTTAATTTTCGAGTTATGGAAGAAAAACTCATTGATGCGATCGAGACCATCGCAGAAGAAATCACCACAACAAAGAGTCAACTTGGGGAAGCACCCAAGCAGGAAATCTCAAACAACACCGCACTCCGTCACGACTTGCAGGACTGTTACCAGCAACTTCGCACGGGTAAAATTGGTCTCCGTGAGGCAAAGGAAATCGCCAACCTCGCTGGGAAGATCGTTACCTCTGCGAAAGCGCAGTTGGACTACAACATTACCGTCGGCAAGCCGGACAAGGAAATAGATTTCTTTGAAGATTGACCATGTATCTCCCACGATGCGATATTGAAATGATAATGGATGCGAGGGCCAAGAAACGAGAATTTCCTGGCCTTCGCGTTGATTTCGTCGCAAGCAGGAAAAAGGGAAAGAATCATGTTGTGAAACAATGGATTCATCCGGTTTTCTATTATGTGGACAACGACGGAAACAAGGTTGATGTCTTGAAGGAAACTCTCCGATATGGCGATTGCCCGGCACCCGTCCACATAGAAAGTAACCCCTATGTATGGAACTCCGAACTCATAATCCGAAAATTAAACGAGTATATAACTCTATTAGAGGTCGCCGGTTTCGACCCCAGGTCGGATGGTTGCATTGTTCGGAACATACAACTCTGCCCAAGCGAAGGCCCGAAAGATGTTAAATTCATGGATATGCACTGGGTGGTTAACAAACAATGCGCTCACAAAAAGAATGAGATATTAGACGAAAGGCAAGAAGAAAAACAGGCGGAAAAGAAAAGAAGGGAAAAGAGCCTTAAATTCTATATGGATTCCATCGGGATACAGTTTAATCGTCTGCTCGGTGACATGGGTATTCTTCGCCTAATTTCGTCGCTCCGCACCCTTTACAAACTAATTGATAAGGAGAATTTCAATCGCTACTCGCTGATGTGCAACGGCACTTTATCGCAAGGAAGATACACGAAAGAAATGGTTGAACTGAAAAAAGCAACCGACAAAATCATTCGTTACTCACCGCATTTAGCGGAATTTGCCGATGCCTATGAAAAAGCAAGGGATTTAGTATATGAGATCGCAGATAAACTCGGTGCTGAATTTGGCGACTATATGCTACGACATACGATTGAGGGGTGGCGAGATTTTAAAGAGGCAAAGTTTTATGCGACCTTGGCTTATGACAACTTCAAAGACCATCTTGAACGAATAGCACAGCCACAGGATAACCGAAGAAGTCTTTAACCGGGTACTCGCCAATTTTTGACGTCAATACAAGTCAATATTATTTGACGAGAATTGATTTTGAGTGATTATCTTTGCAACGGTTCCTTTCGTGAAGGTCTGGAGCAAAGATACTGACATACCGCCCGTGATGGGCAACCGATACAAGTTTGTCGCCTCTTTATCTTGACCTTCACCCGCACTTGCGGAAGATATAAGGGGCGGCAGACTTTTTTGTATAACCAAAGTAGTGAAGGACTATGGGTAAAAAAATGGGAAACTACATCTATGTCCCGCGATCAATTTTCTTTGACGAGTCGCTGGACGATGGGAAGTATTCGAGACGGGAGGCATTCCTTGACCTGGTGCAGAGAGCATCCTACGATCCGGAGAAAACCGTCATCATCAAAGGGGCAAGAATCATCATAAAGCGGGGTCAGCTTCCATTCTCCCTGCGTAAACTTGCAGACAAATGGGGCTGGGGTAAGGACAAGGTGGCCAAGACACTTGAGGACTTCCAAGCCGAACGCAGAATAGACATTTTTAAAGACAGTCTAACTTCCATTATATCAATCGTTAACTACGATATGTTCCAGGGTGGAGCAGACACTACAGCAGACACGGAAGCAGACACTACTGCCGACACTAACAAGGACGCAGACAAGGACACGGACAAGGACACGGACAAGGACAATAATAAGAATAATAAAGAAGGAAAAGAAAATAAAGAAGGAAAGAAATCTAATTCTATATATGCCGAAAGCATTGAGAGGATTTATTCGCTTTATCCGTCATACACCGTCAGGCCGGAAGGCAATAGCGTTTCACTCAAGTCCGCCAAGAAAGACAAGGATAAGATTAAGCGGATGCTGGAGTCCGGCGAATATACAGAGGAATTCATCACCTACGCCATCAACCGATATGTCAGCGAGGCGAAACGCGAATATCTCAAGGTGTTCCAGACTTTCCTCAACAACATCCCAGACTATTCCGAATCCGACCAAGAAACAACGATATTCACTCATCAGGAAGAAGATCAACAATGGCCTAACGGCCTTAAACCGCAGAAGGTATGATAGACGAGAGAGAACTGCGGAAATGGTGGGCGGTGTTCAAGGCCGACTCTCCGCTGACCGAGGTAAGGATTCTTTCCAACAACAAGAAAACGTTCTCCGGGTACTACACCGACATCGACTCCGTCATCCGTGATGTGGTCGCCTATGACGGGAACGGCATCTACGCAACCATCAACGCCATCAAGCCAGCCTGCTACTCCAGGATTCAGCACGACACCATCGTTGCAAATCCGAAGGAAACCACTTCGGACAACGACATAGACTTCCGCACTACGATCCTCATCGACCTTGACCCGAACCGGCCATCCGGGGTGAACGCCACGGAAGAGGAAATCAAGCGGGCGAGGGAGAAGTCCAGGGAAATTTACCGATTCCTGAACAACCAGGGGTTCGAGAAGCCGGTGGTTGCGTTCAGCGGGAACGGATTCCATCTTTACTACCGAATCTGCATCCAGAACTCAAGCGAGGCGACAACCCTTGTAAAGAATTTCCTCGGTGCGCTGTCGATGCTCTTTTCGGATGAGGATGAAGGGGGCGTCAAGGTGGACACATCGGTATTCAACGCTGCGCGTATTTCCAAGATCATTGGAACAACCTCAAACAAGGGAGCGAATACGGCAGACAGGCCGAGGCGGATGTCGCAGTTCGTCTACATCCCGCCGGAGTTCAAGGCTACAGATGTCGCCTACGTCAAGAAGGTTGCCGGGATGCTTCCGCAGCCGGAGAAGCCGGACAAATACAACAACTACCAGCCACGGCAGTTCAACCTTGACGAGTTCATTTCCAAACATGGAATCGATGTTGTGCGAAAATCCCGCTACTCGAACGGAGTACGCTACATCCTCAAGGAATGTCCGTTTGACCCCAACCACAAGGATGCGGCGGTATTCCAGCTCGATAGCGGCGCCCTGGGGTTCAGTTGCTTTCATGCGTCATGCCAGCAGTATCATTGGCGCGACTTCGTTCTGCACTACGATCCGTCCGCCTATGACAAGTCTGCCATGGATGATTTCCGCTGGAGGCGGCGTTTCAACACACCCGTAAAGCAGGAGGACATCAAGCCAAGCGTCGAGGACTCCAGGGGACGTATCTGGATGAATGCCGGAGAGTTCAAGCACTTTGACCTTCGCAACGCACAGTTCATCCCCCTTGGAATCCCAGAACTTGACAAGCGGATTCTTGGGTTAATTCTCGGGGAGGTGACCGTCGTTTCCGGCGGATCTGGCTCCGGCAAGACTACATTCGTGAACCACATCATCCTAAATGCCATCCAGCGCAATTTCCGTGTGGCCCTGTGGTCGGGCGAAATGGCGGGTGGCAGGATAGTCGGATGGATAGACCAGATGGCTGCTGGAAAGAACAATGTCGAAAAGATCGAGGGTTCACACGGTCTTTACTATGTCAAGACGAAAGAGATACGCGATAAGATAAACAATTGGCTCGGTGATAGGTTCTGGCTCTATAACAACAACTATGGGCAGAAATGGAGCCATTTGTCGATGGATATTCGGAAATGTGTGGACGAGCATCAAATCAACCTTGTCGTCGTGGATAACCTTATGGCACTCGACCTGGATGCATTCGACGGTGAGAACAATGATCGGCAGAAATCTTTCATCAACGAGCTTACGGACTTTGCATCACAGAAGAACATCCACATTGTTCTGGTATGCCATCCGCGCAAGGAGAATGTGAACCAGCTCATCCGAAAGGAATCCATCGCCGGATCGTCCGACATCACGAATCTTGCCTTCAATGTGTTCCTCCTTCACAGGACGGGGACTGACTTTGAGAGAAGGGGAGAGGCGTTTTTCGGAAAACAGAAGATGGCGGAACTTAAAGAGAAGGATTACAGCCTGGTGCTTGAGATGGTAAAGGCGAGGACGGTCGGCTATCAAGACCTTCTTGTGGGGTTGTATTATCAGGATGAAACCCGCCGTCTATTGAGCGACCCATCCGATGAGGTCGTTTACGGATGGGATGATACCCCTACGCCGCCAATCCTTCCTCCAACACTTGAGGATATGCCAGACTTCGAGAGCGAGAAACCAGACGCATATTACAACAATTTTTAGCCATGAAGAAAATCCTTTCAATCCTTGGGGCCATAGACGCCCATTTAAGCGAGATCGCCGGCTGTCTGGTATATCTATGCCACGCCGCCGAGATAGACCGTCAAAACGAAGATATGAAGCGAGAACCATCTACCTTTTCACGCATCAAGATCCTGGAGCCGGGAGAGACGGCTTCCCTCCCTTCCGAGAAGACCTATGCCGCCACTTGTGCCTGCTCCTACCTGGAGGCAGAGTACGAGCGATCCTTTTCCATTTCCCCGGACGGGGAGACAGTTTCAATCACAAGACTTACCTGATTATGACAAGACCCAAAATCAAAGACTACCGCCACGGCAAGGTTGGCAACGACGGCAACGGAATGGTAGGTGGAAGGTGGTGGGGTGCGACCGTGCTTGGTTACACCGACATTGACTTTATGCCCGCGTTGGAGAGCATCAACGACGACTCTCACTTCTCCGATGTGTTCGACTACTTGGTTGAACGGCTCGGCGGGTACACCGTCCGGGTTGAAGCCTATTTCAATGTAGGTAAAGACGAGAGCGTTGGACTACCGGAATACTGCGACCTCGACGAATGGTTTGAGCCGGATGACTTCATTAACGCAATCAACGAATGCCCGTTCCTTTCCAAGAGCGAGAGAATGTGTATTCTTGCGGATATGGGTGCGTTGATTGAGAACACGGATGAAAGCGATTACGAACTATACGATGTGGACTATGAGCGTGATTAATCAAATCAAGGCCGAGATTGAAAGGCGGAAAGGAATATGTACGGCCCAAATCAAAGCGAATCCCGGACAAACCTTTCCTTTCGTTATGGAAATGACGGGATATGACAAACTCCTTTCCTTCCTTGACACCCTTGAAGAAAAATCGGAAATCCCGACTAATCTTGACAGCCTCTTGGACGATTACTTTGAGAAGTTGGTCGTACCAGAACACCAAATCATCTTTGAAAACACTTACCGGAAGATTGCAACGGACTTCTACCGAATGGGACAAGGTGCTTCGGAAAAACCGAACAACCACGAAGGTCTGGACGAGGCGGCGGAAATGTATGAGGAAGAACGCATATCGGACTATGGTTATAGGGGAGAATGGAGTGGTGCTTTTATCGCCGGGGCGGAGTGGGATAGGAGTCAAGGGGAAACGCAGGATGCAGAGGTTGGCTATTGGAACCAACTTGGACTATCTATTCTGCTTGACAAGAGTCTTGAAAGACTTGGATTTAGCGATGGCGATAAGGTCATCGTGCAAATCCGTAAAAAGAACTGATATGGACTACAAGAAACTATATGATGAGGCCCTGGAACGGGCAAGGAAAATTCACGACGAGATTGTCAATAATGAAGTCATCGGTTTTCCGGGACAAATAACCGACATTTTCCCCGAACTCTGCGAGAGCGAGGATGAGAGGATAAGGAAGTGGCTGATAAAATACTTCAGTTATATTGGCGAGAGAAACTGGCTTCATGGCGAGGCTTTCACTTGTACGCAGATTCTCGCCTGGCTCGAAAAGCAGAAAGAGCCAGATGACAAGGAACTTTCCGAGAAGATTGCGGCGGCATATCAACTTGGCGTGAAAGATAAGGAGCAGAAACCCGTGGAGAAGCCTAAATGGGACGACAGTGATATGCGGGAAGACGAAAGTGAATTGCAAACCCGATTCGCCTTTTATACCTATAAAGACGACCCTACGGTGTTATATCTGTCCAATGTTTTTGTCGAAGAAGCAAGCCGTAACCACGGCTTCGGGACGAGAATCTTGAAGGCTGCGGAGAAGGTAGCGGAAACAATCGGTGCATCATCTATCTGCTTAAAGGTGAAACAGAATACTTCTGCTAATGAGTGGTATCGCAAGAGAGGGTATGGATATGTGGCATTTGAGGACGGCTATGATTGGTTGCAGAAGAATCTTGAGTATATGAAGCCCGTGGAGTGGAGCGAGGAGGACGAGAAATGAAAGACAAAGAATTAGAGGCTCTTGAAAAAGAGACGGAAAAGGCTTGGGACGAAGCAATTAAAGCATTAACCAATGTCATCAACTGTATTACGATGGAAAGAAATTACTATCGTAAAAGATGTGAAAAATCGAAGGAGGACGAGAAATGAAAGACAAAGAATTAGAGGCTCTTGAAAAAGAGACGGAAAAGGCTTGGGACGAAGCAATTAAAGCATTAACCAATGTCATCAACTGTATTACGATGGAAAGAAATTACTATCGTAAAAGATGTGAAAAATCGAAGGAGGACGAGAAATGAAGCGAGTAATCACGATTACAATGGACATTGACGAGTCCACGCACGAAGCAAAGATTACCACTCGGATAACCGAGGATGGGAAGGTAAAAAAGACTTGGACTCCGCCGCAAGGAATATCAACTGCAAAAGTGCTTATTCAAACGGCGGATATGCTCATGACGGACCTTAACAACTTCATGATTCAAGAGATGGACAAGATGAAGGAGGACGAGAAATGAGCATCGACGCTGGCGGATTTCTCCTTATTTGCATAGGTGCTTATTCCGCTACCTTCCTATTGTTATATCTCATCGACAGAATCAAAAGCAAGAACAAGAAATGAAACTCACGAAAGAAGATTACATGCGCCTGCCGAAAGAGCGGCTTGCGGAGTTACTGGCGGAACGGGATAACGAGGTCATCCAGCCAATCGTAATCCCTCCCCAGCCTGCACCAAACGACCCGTGGAGAGGTCCCTTTCCGATTGGCCCGACTATCACTTACGCCAACTACCCGAACACCAACGACACGAAAGGGAATCCCGACCTACACGCATATTTTGACAAGGAGGACGAGAAATGATACCGGACAAGATTTATTTAGGTATTGGCCCATTGGAGAATGGGCATGGGAGAGTTATCTATTCCGAATGGGTTGAAGAACCATATCCGGGTGCAGAACGAAATGTTGAATTTATCCGCAAGAATGCTCTCTTGGAGTGGGCGAAAGAGCAAATGAGAATCCACGAAAATAGAATACTTGAAGCGGCTATAACAAATACTGCTAAAATCGGAGCAAGTATTTCTGGAATAAAAAGAGATATGTATCAAGTTTTTATAGATAAACTCAACTCAATGTAATATGACAACCGCAAAATTACTGACTGCAATACGCAAGTAGATTGAACGGCGAAGGGACTCTTATCTCAAGGCGCACGGCAAGTATGGCCGTGATGCTGACTACATCGCCGCCACGGAGGACTTGAGGTTGCTTGAGTTCCTCGACACCCTTGAAGAACCCGTTACATCACCTTTGAAAAAGGTTCATACTTACACGGAAGAGATACACGAAGGAGATGTAGAAAAGATGCTTTCTGATTTATCTGTTGGTGAAGGCGAAAAATGGAATAAAATTGCCCTTCCAGACAGAGTGGTCGATGCCCTTGAAGAACCCGTCTGCGAAGATGTAAGTCGTGAGGAACAAATCGGACTCTCCGTTATGGCATACCTTGACACGCATATCAAGCACGACAAGAGTCTTGTGTGTCGTGGTGTAACCCTTAAAGATGCAAGAGAGTGGATTCGTAGGCAGATTGCAAAGCAAGATGAACCCGTCTGCGAGGAGTTGGAGGAAGCAGCAAAACAATTCGTAGGGTACGATATGGACACGGACAACTTACGAGATTATGAAGTTGGCATCCAATCTTTCATCGCCGGAGCAAATTGGTATAGGGAGCAAATGATGAAGGGGGCGGTGGAAATTGTGTATGAACCAGGTCATATAGAACCAGCCTTTTATATGGATAAACTACCTGATATAAATGCTGGAGATAAACTGCGTTTGATAATCATCAAGGAGGACTGATTATGGCATATTTTCCAGCAAGTTGCGACTATGATTGCAAAGAATGTTCACAGAACAAATGTGGATGGTGTGCTTTTCTCGACCGCCAAATAATGAGTGAAGCAAATCAGGCAGTAACTATAAATCTGTACAATTATTCAACAACAGTAGCAAACGAAACAAACAAGGAGGACGAGAAATGAGTTATACGCTACTATCATCAAATCGAGGAGGATGGACACGCTCAAAAATGATTACCATCTCCGATAGAAACATCTTATTTACGATTACATTTAGGAGCAAGTACGAAGTCAAGAGATTCATCACTCTGTATTCTAACGACGATGGATTTCTTTGCTTCAAGTTTAGTGACGAGGTTCAGCCGTGTTCGTATCGCGTTACGCTTGGAACAAAAGGCGCGTATTTCTTTCGTAACCCAACATTCCTGAGAAACTTATTGCCACATGGTTCTTATAATGTGATTATGAAAGACGGATATTTTGTTACGGATTGCAAATTAAAGAAGGAGGCAAAGAAATGAAATTTCAACTAAACATTGAAGTTGATGAAGTACAAGCGGGATTGTCGCAGAAGGCAATCATTGATTTCACACTTGAAGCGCTTGCTGATACCTACGGGAATATGGACACTTACTATGATGTAGGTGTGAATTTGGATAGTATTGTTTCTGGATTGACAAATTAAATCCGGCCCTAATTGATTGAGATATGAAAGATTTTATTGAACAACTAAAAGCGGTTATCCTTGACTGCAACGGAAATCCAGATGCACAAGACATCAATGAATGTGCAAAAGACCTCTTGGAAGTAATCGCTTATGAACTGCAAAAAGAAAGAGATAAACGAGCAGTTGTCTCGGAAAATGCAAATGTGGTAGAGCGTATTCACGAAATGCAAATCAAAACACTTGATAGCGTTATCAACTGGCTTCGTGAAGGTAACGAACTCCAACCCCTAATTGATTGAGATATGAAACTGACAAAAGAAGACTACATGAGACTGCCCAAGGAACGGCTTGCGGAACTATTGGCAGAACGAGACAACGAGGTCATCGAACCTATTGTAATCCCCCAACCAACAACGCCACCATACGACCCGTGGAGACCTTATGAGCCGTGGAAGGTTGCTGGCCCGACAATCACCTATACTAACTCACCGAACATAAACGACACAACGGGTAATCCAGACCTACACGCATCCTTTACAGATGGCAAGGGGCATGAACCGTCATTCATTGAATAGTATGAAAGCAGAAAAAGTAGTAAAAGTATTGTGGAAAGACTCAATGTCCGATAACGGAAGATGGACTTATCCAGAAGACATGGAACATGGCATCACAGACTGCATTACCTATGGTTGGTTAGTTGAAGAAAACGAAACCTACATAGCGGTAGCGCAGACTCGTGGGATTGAACCAGAACAATATTGTCACATTATCAGCATACCTCGTTGTAGCATTGTTGATATGATGCAGATTGACCCCAATCCAGAACTTGCTGTTGACCCAAGCCGTCAATAATTGAACACTATGATAGAAGAACGAATTACTCGCTACTATGTTGTAAAGTGCAAGAACAAGCGGTGCAATATGGTGAGCGCTTTCAATACACGGAAGGAAGCAGAGGAAGCGGAAGAAAAGTATTGGAAACCACGGGGCGGATTATGCACTCTCTGCTATGAGCGAAAGCAAAACAAAACGGAGAACTTGAAATGAAAGCAGAACTTGGAAACACACCAGCCAACAAGAACTACAAGCCGAGCGGGATTAGCAAGGCAGAAGAACAAGCATCGAGATTATATCCTTACGAGAATGGCGTAAAGGGATTGATATGCGAGAACTCAAGACAACTATTCATTCAAGGCTACGAGCAAGCCGAGAAAGACCTTGCGATGACCATTGATGACCTTGAACTGTTGCATACCTTCCTTTATGCCGTGAAGAACAACAAGCAAGGGTGCTTCACTTTCACAAGGCTGTCCGATGAGCAATATCAAGAAGTTTTACGGAGATTCAACAATGCAAAACAACGATGAAAAGAAACTCTCCGTCATCATTAACACCATCTACATGATGAGCCTTTCGATGGACTTGATGATACGGGAAGCGGAACGGATAATGAGAAGGGACAACGCAACCTTCCGCCGGGAGAAGCGACAAATCTTCAACCGATTTATGAAGGCCGTGAACACGGCTTGCATCCTTCAAGAAGAACTCACGCAAGACATCTACCGCGAGGACGAAAAGCACAACTACAAGAATGTGCAAATATGGCAGGACGAAGCCAATGAACTTGCACGGCTCGTACTCTTATACGCTGATAGGTCGGCGGACCAGGAAGTGACGGACGCAATCTTCAAGTTCATACGCGAACAACCTTGTGAGGGAATCGTGGACGAGAAAATGTTGGAATCCTTTTATCTGAAAAAATAGCCATGACGACATTGTTAATTATACTTGTGTGCGGAGTGTTGGTCCTCCTCGCCTGGGTAATCGCCAAGATGGAAGAACTTGACGAACGCGAGGAAGAATTGGACAAGTATTCCGTCCATTTAGATGAGTGGGCGAACAAACTTGCAGAGTGGGAAGATATACTCAAAATGCGGGAGGGCGGGGAATGACGAAAGAGATACTGGAACAGATGACCTGGGAGGATGTTCAAGAGATTTGGTACACGACCGAACAGACCTTGCAATCCGTCCCGTTAGAACCGAGCGAATGGCCGGAGTGGGCGTATAACACCTCCACCAGATTTACGGAGGCGTTGAATAGGATTCGCAAGGATAACGGAGTACCCCCTCCTACATTCGACAGGTATGTTATCCTGATATCCGCCGCAGAACGGGCAGCCGGATTCAAGATGACGGATTCACGGGAGGCTGTAAACCCGCTGATCCGATCCATCGTCGCTTATCGTCTTGCCAAAGAAGGTTATCACTATTCGGAGATTGGCAAGGCGATGAACCGGAACCATTCCACCATTTCGCACTACATCAAGAAAGTGGATAACATGCTATCCGTCCCGCTTGCATACAGGCGCGAGATGGCTATTTTGAACGAGTTTGAGAAGCTATGCGAATAGGTCTCGTTGACGTTGATGGCACGGGTCGTTTCCCGAACATTGTGCTGATGAAGATTAGTGCTTGGCACAAGGCGAAAGGGGACTCCGTGGAGTGGTACGATCCGCTATGGGGGGCGATTTGACAAGGTTTATTTGAGCAAGGTGTTTTCGTTCACCCCGGACTACGACTATCCAATCAACGCAGACGAAATCCAAAGGGGCGGGAGCGGTTACTGCATCTCGCTCATTGACGGGAAGGAGGTCTTTGACAGGAGCAAGGACATTCCGTTACCGCCGGAGATCGAACACATCTATCCAGACTACTCACTCTATCCCGAACTCACGAAGGATACCGCCTACGGCTTTCTTACAAGGGGTTGTCCACGGGGTTGCGACTTCTGCATTGTGGGGAAGAAAGAGGGCAGATGCTCCGTGAAAGTTGCCGACTTGTCGGAGTTCTGGAACGGGCAGAAGAAGATTGTCCTTTGCGACCCGAACATACTTGCCTGCAAGGACTGGAAAACTCTCCTACAATCGCTTATTGACTCCGGGGCGGAGGTGGACTTCAACCAGGGGTTAGACATCCGCCTGATGACCGAAGAAAAGGCGAGGATGATAGCCGAAATGCGAATCAAGGAAATTCATTTCGCTTGGGATCGGTACGAGGACAAGGACAAGGTTCTGCCGAAGCTGAAACTCTTTGCGGATGTGGCATCCCCGAACATTCATAAGAAACAAGTTCACAACGCCATCGTCTATACCATCGTGAACTTCTCCACGACTTTGGAGCAAGACCTTGACCGCATCTATACCTTGCGGGATATGGGTTACTGGCCGTATGTAATGATTTACGACAAGGAGCATTGTGCAAGGGTTTACCGCGACCTCGCAAGGTGGGTGAACAACCGCTTTATCTTCGGATCGTGCAAGCGGTTTGAGGATTATAAACGATGAAAAGGAAGTCCCCGTCAGCCCTAATCGGTTGGCGGGGATTTTTTGTTTATCCACGACAATGGTCGCAACCGAGGTGGCAAACGACATCGGCGAACTCCCTCATCGTGTCTCCGGCAAGATAGGCCGGGGTCTCGCTTTCAAGGTCAACGCCGATACCGCTTGCGATGGCTACCGCAAGATGGTGGATTTCGTGGACGAGCGTGTTTTGGAACTCCGCACCGGATGAGGTCGGCCCGATACATACAACGGCGCGGAATACAATACCATTCGAGTAGGTGAATCCGGGACGAAGCGTGTTTGTATTTTTGGTGTTTTTGACGGTTTTTATTATCTTTGCATTGGGGATAGGTGCGGAGTTGCTACCCACCGAAAGGAGAAGCCAAGACTCTTTCCCCATTCTTTTTCTTGGCATCACTTAAATACTTGGCATTATGCAAAAGCAAGATTTCATTGAGTCTATTCGGCTCGAGGGGGAGGAGTGGAAGCCCATCCCAAATTACGATGGTGTTTACTATGCTTCAACTTTTGGTAGATTGGTTTCGTTCTGCCAAAAACAACCAAAGATTTTGAAGATAGTGATTCAAAAGAACAAGGGGAAAGCCTATGCTTATGTGTGTTTGAAAGGTACGAAAGTAAGGGTGCATCGCCTTATCGCATTGACATTCATTCCTAACCCAGACAACCTTAAAGAAATCGACCACATTGATGGTGATGGAACGAATAACATCGTTTCCAATCTCCGTTGGTGTGACAGGACTACGAATTTGGACAACCCGATAGCGAGAAGGAGAATGAGGTCAAGTCATCGGAATAGGCCGCAAGACAAAGGTATCTTTGATAGAGTTATTGAGCAGGTAAAAGACGGTGTTGTTGTGGCTGTATTCCAAGGCACAAAGGAGTTGAAGGAACAAGGCTATAACTCCGCCGCAGTATCACATGCTTGTCGTGGACTATGGTCTCAATATAGAGGATACAAATGGAGGTATCGTTTGATAAAAGAAACCACCCAAGAATAGGGTGGTGTTGATATTAAAAATCCGCTTCCGTCCAGATTGTCCTTCCGGCAGACGCACGGGATTAAGGCGGACTAAACGAACTTTTTCAGCAGCGAGAGCAACGGTTTTCGGAATATCCAGACGAGGCAAGCCACAAGACCCCCAAGAAGCCACCAAAACGCCCCAATACGGCACTTTTGCCACCAAGACAGCTTCTTCTCCACATACTGCGTCTCGACGTGCGTGTCGGTCGTCTGTTGGCTCGTTTCGTGAATCGTAGTCGTGTCGCTCACATGGACGTCCACCGGCACGTCTATCACCTGCGGTTTGGTCGAAAGGGAATGGTACAGAAACCCATCCCTATAATAGGCATCCGACACGGCATAGGCATTCTCCAGGTGGGATGAATCCTTCGGCGTGACAATCCTTTCGGTGATGATGGGAATCTCCACCCTCACGGTGTCGTGTATGATGCGGTCACGAACGATGAGGCTGTCCTTCGTTTCCGTTACCGTGACCACCCTCTCAATGATCTTGGGTGAGCAACCGGGGAGGATGAGAGTAGTAAAGCAGAATAGTGTTGAAAGAAGTAGTATGCGTATAAGAAGTGTCCCCTCCCCATAAGAACGGTTGCTCGTCCGGCGACCTCCCGTCGGCGTTATGTCGTGGTGATTGTCCATCCTTCCTGTCCTATGTTAGTTGTTGCGGCGATATAGGCGGTTTCCCAATCCTCATACGGGCCAAGCGCGGCTTCCGTAGAAGTGATTACCCAATAGTTTTTCTTTTCCTCGCTCATTTCACAACCAAGTTTTTCGTTTCACACCTTTGGGAACCCGTGGAGGATTTGAGCGATATATGCACCCAGCGTTTCTTGTCCTTGACCTCGAATAAAACCTGGTCGAACTTGATATTGTTCTTGACGAGCCATTCCTTGACGAACTTTCCGAACTCATCAATCTTACCATTCCCGGGGAAAAGGTCTGCGGCATAGCCAAGGCGGTGAGCGGAAGTGGAGACACCGCCTACCGCCTTGTTCAACGCATCGCACCGATACCCGGAATTGACGATTATTGAAGAACCCCAGGCTGCACGGAGAGGTTCAAGAATCGTTGCGGTCAGTTCCTCCAAGTGTGCGACCACGGTCCAGCTCGGCGTGTTGTCAATGCGTTTCTTCGCCGCAACGTCGGATGCTATCAGCTCCTTAAAGGTGAAATACTTGAAATCGGCCATAGTTATTTCTTCTTTGAAACGAATTGGCCCTTCTCGTTACGCATCGGCTTGACCTTCTTCTTCCGGGCCTCCTTCAAGATGGCCTCCACCGCCTCCTCGTCGCATTGGAGTTTCCGGGCGATCTCGCCGACAAGGGCCTTCTGGAAAAGCCTCAAAAACGGGTTCTTCGGGAAAAGGATGAGCAGGGACGCAAGGAAAGACCACGCCTCGGTCATCGTGATAACCACGCCCACCACGCCCGAAGTTAGGGCGAACTCCCAATCCGTTTCGGCCTCAATAGCCTTGTCAACGCAAAGGAACACCAACAGGGCCGCTCCGTACACGACCAACTTCTCCACCGTGAGCCGCATCAGTTCGCTCCGTGCGAAGTTCTTTTGCTTGACGGAGACGGCGATTCCACAGCAGAGGTCAATGCACGTCGCTATGACTACGAGGTAGATGATGAGCCGTCCGCCAGACACCGCATCTGCGATGAACAGGAATAGCCCGATAAACCATCCGGCGGGGTAGTGAAGCATCTCCACCACCTTCTGCCAAACGTGCGTAAGAAAAGACATAGTTCGTTCTATTTAATCACCAAGAGGGCGATGTTTCCCACCACCCAATAGGCGAGGTTGTGATACCATCTGGGCTCATAATCAAGGTCGGTATCCTTTGTCTTGTCACGGCGGATTTTGAGGGCATACGCGAGGTTGTGAGCCGCAATCTCCCGGATGATGTTCCGGTCGCTTCGCTTCCATATCCTGCAAGTAGGATGAAGGTTGCGAATCTTGTCCAACTCCTTTTGGAAGTTGGCTTTGGGGACAGACCACGAATCAATCAACTTGATTCGGTCGCCGTGGATTTTGTACTTCATTAGTCTAACGATTCGTCGTGCTTGTCGTCGTACTTGATGTGCCACGCCAGCGGAGCGAGGATATAGGCGAAGGTCTCAAAGATGGCGCAGATGGGGAAGTACATAACCACCCACTTCGCAATCTCGGCGAACAGGTTTTCCTCTACGACCTTCCCGAAGAGGAGGCCGATGATGAGCATAGCGACGGCGACAACTACCGCCGTCCAAAGCATGAAACGCTTGCAAAAAGTCTTGATGTCCATATCTTTTAGTTTTGTTGTTAAGTCAGTCAATTAGATGTTTAAGAGTTTGCCTGTACCTTTTTAGCGGTAAGGGAATAACTCAACAATGTGCTGGAACGGAATCTCTTATCCATAGTAAATCCAATTCGTATTACCTTGAGATAACCAGTCTCCACATCAATCGTAACGAGATTAGCGCAAGTGTGCATTTCAGACGAGTCGGAACGGTCGGCAACATTTGTTCCCCGCGTATTACCCGCTTGACTGATACCCATACACAAGAGGCCGGGGAAACGCTTTGGATAATAAAGATAATCGAGGTGGGTATGTCCGCACAACCATACAATGAACTGTCCGCCACCATCAACCCATGTCTGGATTATATCGCCAAGAGGATTATTTGGCCCCCTTGTATATGCCGTTTGCGAAGAACCCGCTATACGGTCTCGCATACAGAATTTCGCATCCAAAGTAAGGGCCGACTTCGATGACTGGAACGTCGTCATATCTCCGGTATGAGAATCTACAATAGTGCCACCGTTAGAGTTGTTGTTATAAACGAATTTATGCGTCGTTTCATCCCATTCTTCGTCGAGTTCCCCATTGTAGTCGTCCATTGGATAATGACAAGCCACAACAACGCCATATCCGAGAACTTTTGCCGCCGCAAGCGTCTCGGTTAGCCATGTCTCTTGCTCGTCGGTGACATGACGAACCCCATCGTTAAAGTGCATACAGTCAAGGCCGATAAGACGAATCTTTGCACTCGCATAGTCCTTATACCAAAAGCACGCCTTGTAATTGGCGGATTCGGAATCATCGACACCAGTAGGTTGCGTTACGCCCCAACCACTTACATAGTTCGCAAAATAGGTATCGTAGTCCCACTCTTTGCCCTTGAAGTCCCAATCCGCGGAACCTTCCTTCCATCCGTGGGAATTGTCATTTGCGGCCCCATCGTGGTTTCCGAGTACGAACAACGCATCGGACAAAGTATCTTGATGCCATTGATAACCTTGCCCACTATCATTATAGTAATAATACACCGTGTCGCCCGTAAGGAGCATGTCGTCAATCATCGACGAGTTATCCGAGAAAACCTTCTTAATCTTCGTTGCGGCAAGGTTATCACCATGAATGTCTGAAAAATGCAAAAGTGTGAGCGGTTGTGTCGTCGGAGATGCAGAAACATATCTTGCTTGACGAAGTAGTGCGGTTAGATTATTTCCACTATCCTCCTCTTTGAGACTCGCCACCTCCCTCGCTAAATTGCCGATAGTCGTCTTATACTCCGTAATTGACAGATTGGTGATTTTTACGACGGAGCCGGAACCAACACCATTCGATGTCAGTCGGAAATACATATCCCCCGATTTCGCGGTCAAATTCCATACGATATGCCCATTCCCGTTAGGAATGCTATACCCGGTTCTCGCGGTCGCGGAATAAGTTGCCCCCTCGACCCCAAGATACCAAGTGTTTGCATCTATAATCACCGCATCATAGTCAAACTCAACCCGGTATTTTGTTTCCGGAGTTAGAGGCGGAAGATGGTACAAGGTATAAACAGACTGTGTTTTAGAGATATTTTTCACCAAATACGAGTTTGGTTCCACCTTGGTAACGGTTATCTTCGATGTATTGGTTGACTCGAAAATATCGTTATCATAGTCGCACATCTCCCCAATGTCACCATATATTTCATCAATCTTTTCTCCTATCTCGTTGAGTTGCCCATCGGATGCGAAATCGTTGTCAATTCCACGCACCATGCGATACACTCCCCACGATGTTGTTAGTCCAGAACCATCTACGGTGCATAGGCATAGATACGCCGCGCCATTCGGAACTACGACTTCTATCGTACCGGAATTAAATTGTCGTTCGCATGATGGTGCATAAGTGACGAGGCTTGATGCGGCCGCAGGAACGACATAACCAGCAGATAAAAAACCGTAAGGGCCACTTCCTGTACCACCCGTTTTTACCAGTTTCATTTGGTCTCCGGGGTTCACGGGAATAACGAAATGCTTTGCAGAAGCATTAGTCCAATGGTTGCTACTTGTCGTATTCGCGCCAAGGGAGAAATCTGATTTAGTAATGCCAGATGTATCTATACTTTGATAGTTACCGAATAAATAATCGCCGATAACCTTGCCTTGCTCGGCGGCGAGAGCATCAGTCGTACCGCCCGTTGAAAGGTCATTGATGATGCCAATGCTTGACGGGAGACTTCCGCCCGTGCCATAAGGATATACAGTCTTGTTTGCCATATCGTTTTGAGATTAAAGTTCCGGGCCAGCGGTAAATGGAGTGGATGAACTCGACGGATAGAAAGTATCATTGTAGGTGTCATACATCCCGGCAACGTCGTTCACCTTTGCGGGGACAAACGAGCCTTGCGAACCGAACCCGGCATAGTAGATTTTCCCGATAAACCAATTTATAAAGGTTTGGTTCGAGGCTTGCCGAGATGCACCGATTGCCAAGGGAACCTCGGTACTGTAAGACGAAGATACATCGCATGTTACAGTGCTACCCAATTTGCTATTGTTGTAATACGTGGAAAATTGGTTATTTGCCTTAACAATAATAGTCTTTTTGTTTCTAAAATAACCAGAACTACCTGAATACATAGCCGAAGCACTTGCTGTTCCAATAATACCGTATGAGCGCGAGTTAGCGGTAGATGTGTTTCCGATAAATATCTGGCATCTATTTGTAGAGTCACGCCCGCCGATAATATCATACCATGAAGCGGCGGTTCCCGTCGGAGAAAAGACAGAGACAATCGGTAGCGAATATGTGCCTATAATGGATGTCATAAGGCATGAGGAGCCAGATGTTGAAATGTACTCCAATGGGGTATACGCATCCGGATTAAATGTTCCGTATATAAAACTCCCGTCACCAGCATTTGAGAACACCATATCGCTCACGGAATCATAGAGACCGACCGATGGGGAGTTTACAGCAGTAAAATCACGGACGAGGACGTTGTTCTTGTAAATCTTGCAAGCACAAATATCAACAGGAAGCGTAGAGCCGCCATGACCTGCCGTCGCGCTATTATATCCGAACAAATGAATGTTCGCAGAATTTGAGAATGTCGCGGATGAGGCCGGTTTCAACTGCGTATCGTCCACGAACAATCCGTCCTTGCTCATCTCGTACTTGTGATAGCCAGAGCAATACTGCCAAGCGTCATTATACCAATTTGAAGCGTCTCCGAATTGAAAACTTATTGAACCAGCCGTTGCGTTTGCACCAAGAGGAAGTTCAAACATAGAATCGTTTTGCGTTGTTCTTGAACCGAAAAGCCAGTTGTAATTTCCCCCGACTTGATTGAAGTTCCTCGCCCAAACGATAATCTTCGTATCGCTATCGGCTGTAATCCCCGTGTCTATGTACGAACCACTTGAACCGCCGCCTCGGATATATGAAACGGTTACTGTTGGTGTAGGTGGTGTAGGGCTTGCACCGCTTTGGAATATAAGATTGCCACCCAAGTAAGCCTTCCCGATTGGGTTGCTACCGAGGTAGATTTTACCGATGCTATTTGTTCCTAACTTAATCATAGTTAAACGGTATAAGTCACTTTCAATGTCGCCCCATAGAAACGGATATAGTGGTTGCTATTTGGATTAGTTGAACCCCTCTTTGCATATATCCTTATCCGTATATCATCCGCCTCCTCCCTCGTCCACGAATCGCTGGAAGTGCTACCAACAGAAGCAGGATTTGTGATTGTTATGCCAGTCCCCTTCTGCGTGTCTGTACCACTATACAACTGCAACTCCATCGTAGCAATGATTGAAGTATTTACACTGTCGATATATGATTTTGCCGAACACACCACTGATACGATGGTCGCATCAGCCGGGATTGCGGATGTGTCAAACTTATAATAGAAATAAGTTTCAGCACCAGAACCTCTTTTTAGGTTAACTGTTGAATAGGTGGTGCTTGAACTGGAGCCATAACCATTGGATATGTTTTGTGTGCTATAATACGAGTAGTTTGTCGAGTCGTATGATGAAGGATTTTTGGTCAATGTGTATTCCTGCGGTCCTCCCTGCTCCTGACTTACCGTCAGTTGCCGCGTGATGTTTCCAACGCCGGAAGTAAATGTTACGACCTTTGTCCTTGCACTACCCGTGTTGGCATCGGAGGACACCTCTACGGTTTGGTCCCCCGATGCAGACGGATAGGTCAAGTAGATATTGTCTCCACTTCCGTCGCTCCACGGTATTGTGGTAGTCGCCATTAACTAACAGTCCAAGAGGTGTTGGAAGTGACGGAGACGGAGACCGCAGTACCAGCAGCCGTAAGGTTGATGGTGGTCGGGCTGATGGTGAGGTAAGCGTCGCCAGCGGCTTGTGTGATGTCGCAAGTAGCCGCCGTGCCGCTATTCGGGGTGACGGTGAGTTGCGAGGTGAGGGAACTAATTGAAGTGTTCTCCGCAATGTTGGTAAAGGTGATGGAGAAATTGAACTCCGCGTCCGCGCCGGGGTCTCCCGTGATAGCCACACCGTTGCTTGTGGAAACGGAGTTGGCGAGATAGGTGGACGGGAGCGTCAAGCCGATGTTGTCCGTCCCGGTAAGCGAGAATGTCAGTTTGGACGAGTTGGTCGTGCCAGAAATCGTCACGCTACCGCCCGCCTTCGCAACGGAAGCGGTTGCGTCAATCGTCACGAACTCGCTCTTACCAGCCTGAATAATGGTAAGGGTCTTTGACTCCACCCCGGAGGCGGAGAAAGTTGCGGTGGTCTGCCTTGCGGTACGCCCGGTTCTCGCCGATGCGCTCCACGATACGGTATCGTTACCGGAGCCAGATGTCTTTGAGGGTTCTACCCAACTTGCATAAGCCATAGTATTATCGTTTTAATTGGTTGTTAATCTATCTTCCACTTGGTATTTGAATACACATCGTTTTGCGTATGTCCAGCCAGCACCCAGACGATTTGAGGCGAGATTTCCAAGTACGGACGGCGAATGTTCGTCGTACACACCTGGTACATCGCACAAGAGATTCCACCTACGCGAGTCATCCTTGCATCCATGCCACCTACGCGAGTCATGGAGGCGGACATATCGCCGACACGGGTAGCGGAACACTCTATCCCGCCTATCCGCGTCATTGACGCATCCATTCCCCCAACCCTCGTAAGGGTGGCGTTCATGCAAAGACTCATATCGCCTTGACATTTACAAGGTTGAACTTGTCCACCTCCCGACGGAAACCGCTATCGAAGTCCGTGTCCGGGACATAAGCCGTTACTACCACCGTAACATCACCCGGCCCGAAGTAGTCCGTAGCAAAGCACACATAGTAGTGGTTCTTCTCAATCGTGATGTTGTTCTCGACTACGGTATAAGGCTCAACCACCAAGTCCGACTTGTGGAGAATGAGCGACTTTGAACCGCGTTTGAGGACGACATCAAAATCATCCAAGTCCATCGAGAACCCGACTGCGTTTATTTCAAGTAGGTATTTCCTATCGGAAGTATTGAATGCGTTATCCTGTGCCATATTCTTCGTTATGATTGCGATTCAAGGATTAAGTAGAGGGTATCGCTCTCCTTCGTAGTGATTGCATCGTAGGCCGCTTGCGTGGCGCAATACACATACTTTGGGTAAGCGGGGTGGTCATGGTTAAGGTCAAGGGTGATAGTGTCCCCGTTCGTGAGGGTAATGAGCATCGTCCCGTCCGGGGTGGAAGGGGCGGACACCGAAGCGAAGCCGACACCCGGTTCACCTTGTATGGCGTTCACCGTAGCACCCGAATCCGACCAAGTGGAGCCGTTGTAGTTCCACACGGCGAAAGGTTCGGACGAACCCACGAAGGCATATCCGGCGATACTCATCCCGGTGGGGAGGCTCGACGAACTTGTGTAGAACCCGTAGTATTGCCCCGTGATGTCACCCGCCGATGCCGCGCCGATGTTCTCCCGTGCCTGTTCCTTCTGGCTTGCGGTGAGCGTTTGGGCGACATACTTGACCGCGTTGGGGTCTCCGGCAACGATGTCTCCTCCGTTCAGGAGCGACTGCCCGTTGACCGTGGCGATGTTCTGCCCGCTGACAAGTTTCGCTTGCTTCCCGGCAAGCTGGGATGAGAGTTCGGAGTTGGTCGGGAGCGCACCGAGCTTGTTCTTCTCCGTCGTGGTGTAGTCGTTGGAGGAAAGCCCCATGCCGCCAACCTTGTCCACCTTGCCAGACAACCCGGACGACACATAAGCCTTATCCGCGAGTTTGTTCGACGAGGTGGCTTCGGACGGAATCTTCGCCGTGACTCCGCTCACCTGGCTCGACAGGGTGGTTACGGATGTGGCATCGGCCTTGGTCGCAAGACCAGCCTCCGCAGAGTTCATCCGGGACTTCAACGCCGCGATGTCGGCGGTGTTGGTAGCCACCTGGGTAACGCGGGTGTCTATCGTTGATCCAGAGTGTGAGCTATGATAGTTGTTGTCTGCCATAGTTATTCTTCAATTATCCCGCACTCCTGTAAGAATGCGATCTGTTCAAGTGTTATGTCCTCGGAAAAGTCCATTATAGCCTCCATTTTCACCGGGGATAGGTCGATGTCCACATCGCCCGCGTAAATGTCTTGAATCGCCTTATTTGCGTCTTTCTCGGCCTCCAGGTAGTCGTCGTAACCAACGACCGTCTCGTTCCGGTCGCGGAAGGCTTGCACGGCGGGGAGGACTTCCGCCCAATCCTCTTGGAACTTGCGGATGAGTTCGTTCTTCGCGTCATCGGCATCCTTCACCACCTTTCGGATGGCGAGGTAGTCTTTGAGGAGCGCGGCCTTCGCCTCCTTGTCCTCAATCTTGTTAATCTTCACCCCGGATAAGAGTTGGGCGATTGCGTTAATGGTTGCTATTGTCATGGCTCTACTATTGTTTGTCCCCCGGATTGAGGTATTGCAGGCATTCTAAATTCTGTGCTTCCAAACACACGGGTACGGGTCGGGTCTCCAACGATAAGCCACGATGTCTGTGGGCTTGGAATATCAACCAACATCGTCAGCCCTTCTCCGGCTGGTATCTTTATCTCTCCGCCATTTCCGGCGACATCATATCCGCCGCTCTTTCTTAATACCGATGCGTATTTGCTATCAGCCCTTCCCGTCGGGTATGTGTCATCAAAACGATACTGTCCATCATAGAACACCTCTCCGGTCCGGCGGGCGGTGGTGAAGTCGGTGTCGGAGGTGCGGAACTGCATCTCCAAACGAGGGACATTCACCGTAGAAGTAGTATTGTTCTTGATGGTGATATAGATTTGCCCGCCATAGGAGGAATCGACCCTGCCAACGGCGACCACATTGAGGATTATATCGGTGTCGTAGATATTCACTTGCAACGGCGTGGTTCCCGGAAGCGGATAGATACGGGCCGGAAGGGTGTTACCCCATTGTCCGTCAAGATAAAGAAGGCTTCTCGTCGTAGTGTTAAGTGGAGTGCCGGAAAGGAACGGATAGGCCGTGTATAGTCCTACTGGCATCGTGTCCGACAAGAGGAAGGAGTTGAGATAAAGCCTCTCATTCCCACGGATATAGTCATCCCCGGTATTGTCGTCGTTTATGGTTTCGTTGTTGTTGAAAATCAAGTACGCAGTCGTTACGCCCGATTGCCCGGACACCGGGACGAGCATAACACCGTAGTAAAGCATCTTGTACGCGGAGTTCAATACCGCGTTGATGTCCTCAATCGTGATGTCATATTCCGGCACACCGGATTGCGGAATCCTGCGAGTGTTGCTTGCCGTATATGCCCCTCCGTTCTTTGTTACATTCGTGACGCAATCAAACGAGCCGAAAGGATTGACGGCCTGGTGGTCGTAACCAACCCCGGCCACCGGGTGCAATACGCTATTTTCGGAGATTACCTTGACGAAATCAAAGAATCGGAACCACTCGTTTTGCGAAAGCCCACGGGGTTTGAGATACCGCCAACCATTCGCCCGGACAGTTCCCCAAATGTTGTTTGAATTGCCATCGGCATATAGGGAAACAAGGCCGTTCACGGTCGTTGCGTAAGGTAGCGAGTTGGAGCCGGAGGAAGTGCCGAAACCAAGAGTGTTGAAACTTCCCCTCTCAATCATTCCCTTGACGCTTGAACGCGCTGGCTTAAATAACGCGAACGGGTTGATATTCGCATTGGCGATTTGACCGCCGATGTCGCTATACGAGGACAGGCCCAGCACCTCGCGGATGTCGGTAGGGAGGGTAACGCCAATGTCGGGATTTGGCGAATCGTCTATGTAGATTCTGTATCCGTCGTTAGCCATTCTAATTTCCTCCTTCAAGTTTTCTCAACCTCATTTCGTGGTCTTGGATTGCACCAACCTCGAATGCGTGGAGCATCTGGTAGTTGAGGCTCTTGTTATCCTCCGCCCCCTTCACCATATAGGGGACGATGCTCTCAACATCCTGGGCGATAAACCCGGCGCAAGTCGTACCCTTCAACACACCGCGATTCCATTCCCACACGGACGGCTTGAGGGCCATAACGGTATCCACCGCGTCCTTGTGCGAGATGTCGGTTATGTTGTCTTTGAGAACCCGGTCGGAGTTGGTATCCCAGGACGAGGCGAGGCCGGAACCTTCGTTGATATAGAGCAAGTAACCGGAATTGACACCGCTACTATATCCACCGACGAACACTTGTCCGCCACCTTGACACAATACCAAGTCCTTATTCGTAGATGATGTGTAAGGCTGGATATACAAGCGGCTACTCGTTGATTTCACCGAGCCGTAAGTCGTGCCGCTATATGAAGTAAGTGCTACTTTCCTGGCGGTAAGTCCACTCGCAAAGTCGGCACCTCCATTAAATGTCGCGTCACCATTAACATATAGTGTCCCATCAACCCCAAGCCAATCATCGAATGTTTTATAGCCGGAAATGGTCTGGTCCCCGTCCGTGAAAACGATATTCCGGGACGAGGACGCGGCCACGCCTCCGGCAGATACGAAGCCGTCAGCGTACAAGCCGATAGTTCGGGATGTCCCCGTCTTTTTCGTGATGCGAAGGGCGTATGAATCGCCATCATACTCAAGCCTCGCATCTCCGATGTCGATGTACGAACTTCCGCTCACATCCAAGCCACTTGTTGCAGAGATATGCACGGGCCTCGTGATGAAGGTCTTTTCGCCGGATATATTGTTTTGCGTAGTGTTGAGCGTGACAAAGTTGTTCAGCGTTGCCGTGGTCGGGATTGTATAACCACTCGCCAGCGAAATAGCCAAAGTACCAGATGTGGTGATTGGTGAGCCGGAGACGGATAACCCCGTGGGTACGGTCATCGCAACAGAGGTGACTGTTCCACCGCCACCACCGCCACCAGAAGAATATCCGTCAAGGCAAACAGCCCTTGTCGTGCCGTTGATTTTGATGTCGATGACTTTGTGGGTAGAATCGTATGTACCCCATTTTACATCGTTGTAGATGTAAGTATCCGTTCCGTCAATCGTTATCTTTGCGATACGGCTATCCGTGGATGTGTCGGAAGAAAGGCTTTGAACGGATACCGTGCTTCCGCCACCGCCACCGCCGGAAGAATACCCATCGAGGCAGAGCGTCATCGGCGTTCCACCATCCACCGTTACCGATACCTTGTGGTTGGTGTTGTCGGGTGTACCCCAAGCGATTGCGTTCTTGATTGTGTATGGAGTGCCATCTACGGTAATCGTCGCAAGGGAAGTACCCGTGTTCTTGACATTGGACAGTTCCACGGTTGAACCACCACTACTACCAGAGCCGATGCCGCCAGCCGCCAAAAAGCCTGGAACCCACAAGTTCTGGTATTGGTCTTTGAGGGTGACATTCCCATCATCATCCAACTTGAAGTAGCCCGTGCCACCACCGGACGAATACGATTCGGCTTGCGTAGCCGTAGTTGTGCCGACCGACTTGGACGAGGGAGTTTCCGCACTTTTAGATTCCGTCCATGTCTTTTTCTTCCGATCACGGAGCGTTACCTTGTAGGTCGGGATGGCCGCCTCGCCCTCGTTGATGACAACCGAATCCACAAGGGCGGACATCACCGATCCGCTGCCATCATCCAAACGGATTCGCTCACCGTTTACTGTCAGGAAATACTTGTCATCACTCGTTACGAAATACGATGCCGTCCCGGCGGCTGGCTCAATAAAGTCCATATCGAGGATAGCCATATACTCACCGCTACGGATCGTGAGGCTATTCTCAACCATAAACTTCGCGTCGATCTCCGGGACATACTGCCACCGCTCCACACAAGCATCTGCAAGAAGGTCTTGCGCCGCATCGTAGAGCTGCGCTTCTGCCATCTCGATGTATATCTCCGGCATGGCGATGTCAAGAAGCACAAACTCATCGCCGGGATACTCGCTTGAAGTTCCGGCGTTCTCAAGACCACGAACGGGGTAGTCCTCGTTCGGGAACCATTGGGAGAGTGATTCATCTTCACTTCTCCAACACTCCAGAACCCACGCATCATTCGTGGCATCGTATTGCGTGGACTTGATGGTGAAGGTACGACCGACACACTTTCCGGTCCGCATCGCAATCGTCTTTCCGTCCCCAAGATTAGCTTGCGCCGCTATGTCGAAACCGAGCTGCCGGAGCGTGATGGTGAAGGTCTTGGAGCGGTAATTTGCAAGGGCAACCGAAAATCCGCCGGATACCGAACCAGAAACCACCCTGTCCGTATCCGATGCCTGCTCCGCATTCACGGCGATGGTCACGAACACCGTGTAGGTGATGGATGAATCCAACGGGACGCGGGATTCGGAAAAAGAGATATTCCCGAACTCGACGGTATTGCTCCCAGTTGTCGGATAAAGTTCCCTTTGCTTCGACAGTATCGCGTTCCCCTGGTATTCCGGCCTCTTGATACTCACGGACACAACCGCGGATGAGATTCCAGACAAGGAAACCGACCCGGATATGTTCAGGCCAACGGAAAGATCAAGAGTCCCACTTTCCGCTGGGGTATATTCGCCCTGGTATTGGTACACGGGCAAATAGGTAGTCCCAGAAGGAAGGGATGTGTTTATCGTCGTACCGAGTTCGGAGTATTGCGAATCAACCGAAGTCTTTCCAGAGGTATCACCGGCAAGCCCCGTGTCGAAGGTGGTCTGTACGGACAGGATGCGGTCGATACGGACATTGTTGTTCGGATAGATCGTGGTGTTAGGTCGGTACTGCTCGCCGGAGGCCATAACACTCCTTACATCCCCGATGGTCTTTTCCCGGATAGTCGGGTAGATGGCCGCGTATTCCCCGGAGCCGTCAAAGTAGATGGTCTTGGGACGTAGGCCGATTCTATCAATGGATGCTTGGTTCTCTACATACGCCTTGGATGCATCCGGCTTCGCAACACCATCTACGAGGGTCGTCCCCCAATGGGTGATCGGGATCATCAGGTTCTGGATGTCCACGGAACGGGCATCCTTGATGTCGAGGCCGTTGTAGTAGCGGGGGAGCATATTCCGGCTGTCACCGTAGGCGTAGATGCGGTTCGCCATCTCGTCGGCGTTAGCAACAGTCCTGGTGATGGAGTTCAAGCCACGACCCTTCCCGTATGCGTATGTACCCATGTTCGCATTGAGTCCAGCACCGCCGATGATGATGGTGTTCGTGGGAATCTCGTCCAACTCCTCGACGGTGTAAACCCAACCGACTTCGGGCCAAATCTCATAAATCTTGTCGAGGCATTCGAGGATATTGACACCGGACACCGTGAACTCGCGGGCCTCACGCATCAGATCATAGAAATCCTGGGTAACACCATCGGCGGTGGTCGCTATGCGGACTTGCCAGGATTCCTCTCCGTACTGCTCACAAAGGCAAGCCTCGAAACGCCTTGCCAACCCATCGCAACCCTCAAAGGTGGAGATGGAAGGCTGGGTGGAGAAATGGATTCTGTTATCACCCTGCACCAAATCACGGAACGGGCAATACTCCAGCATCTTGGACGCATCGAAGAACTGTACACTCTGGTACACGAAAGCCGCCCCGTAGGAATAGGGACGCGCCTGTTTCTTCACCTGGGGGACGGTGTAGAGCTTGTAGGTGAACCCCGTCCGGGAATACTCCGGCACTACCGTTCCGTTGTCATCGTAGCCGACGTAGCATCCTTGTTGGAGGTCGAGTAGGGTAGGGGATGAAACCTCCCTGAACTCAAGCATTCCCGGTTTCATATACTGCCCGGTGAAGGTAGGCGTTCCGGTGTAGAGCGCCTTTCCGTCCGGGGAATATATGGTGAACTTCGACATATCAAGCGGTGACTATCGAATTGTCTTGCAGTTTCATCAGGGTCATCGGGTCGTTTACCTTGAACTCAACCGTGAAGATGACCCGTGACATTCCGTCCATCGTGTCATAATCCCCTTCGCCGGGCATACGGAACTCCGAAAGCCGGACATGCTGGAAACCGAATCCCGTCCAGCCATCGTAGGTTTCAAACTCACCGCCGGAAAGGGCATCCATAAAGTCCGTGATCCCTTCCTTGAGGTCGGCTATCGCCGCATCCTCCGTTTCTCCCTTTGCGAACATCACGCATTCGGCCTTGAAAGTGAATGCTTGATAGAACATCTGTCCGGTGTACTCGTCATCCCCGTGTTCATCCTTCCAATCGTTCTTGTAAGGATCTTTAGGCTTACGGAACGAAGGATAGTCGTGAGTCTTTACGATAACGGAGTAGATGCTCTTCACATCTACGGCGGTGGAGCCGTCCAACTGAACGTAGAACGGGTGGTATTCTCCTCTTATTTGCGGGACATATAACATCGCGTGCAATTATAACAATTTGCCGTCAAACAATGTCAATTTTTATTGACACTAATTGACTAATACGCTTCCACGCGGACTACCATCCCGGAGGTGCCAGGAGCGCCGATGACGGAACGGATTTCGGAAAGGATAGCCTGGTTGCTCTGGGCGATGTCAAAATTCGTGGCGGCTATCTGGGCAAGGTGTTCGTTCAGGGTGGGAATTCCGGTAGTGAGTGATTCCTCACCATCCATCCTGCCCTCAATAGCGCCACGGATCACGGACACATCCGCGCGGATGGCGTTCATATAGGAGGCGAGGAGATTGGCGGTATCTTCGGTGATGGACTTGAAGCCGTTACCAACGGAATTCGCCTCATCCCCGGTATTCATATTCCGGTACGGCTCAAATGCGGAGAGCGCAGATTCAACGGCTGGTAGCATATCCTCGGCTTCTTGCATAGCCTGGGCAACAATCGCCATCGCCTTGGATGCATCGCCACTCACGAAAGCCTGTTTCAGCGCCTCCTTCTTTTCATCGTTGAAAACGCTGTCCAGGATGGTATCCTGGACAATCATCTTTGCATAGGCTTTCGCAACGTCACCGAGGATGTCCGCATAGTCAAGTGCCGCCTCTCCGGCCTCCCACCAGGTATCCACGATCTGGTCGGCAAGGGAAGATGCGATATCCCCGAACAAATCCTCCATCGTATTCTCGACGGTCTTCATCGCCTCAGCGTAGGCCTCTGAATCCTTTGCGAGTCTTTCAAGGGCACCATCTTCATCACCGAACAACTTGATGACCTGGCGAATGGATGCCGCATCGAAGTTTCCGTATTGGTCGTAGACATTCAGCCCATATTTCCTCATCGTTTCAGCCAGAGTCCCCTGGTATCCCTCCTCTGTCAACCCAACATGGTTAGGGTTGAATATCTTCCTCCAGCCGACGCTGATTTTCTCCCAGATCGTTCTCGCAGACCTCTCGATCTTGGGGTCTCCGATGGACTTCATATCATCGCGGAGCTGCTCCATCGCCTTGGATGCCCCACGGAGGTTGGCGGCGCTATTCGTGCCGAATATGCCATCGTTGGAGAACATAGAGGTGTTGGAAAGAATCCAAGCCTCCGTCTGGATTTCCCGCAAGGTGCTGGCTAATTGTTTCGACGCGTTCATCGCATCGGTGAACCCAGATGTTACCTGATTGAAGAGATCGGTAAGGCCTCCTATGATGGCTCCCCACCAGCCACCCCACGCCTCCGCTCCTTCGGCTGCGGCCTGGATGTTCTGCGCGAGCATACCAACGATTTCCGCCGCATCACCGAGTTTGGTGTTTCCGGTCGCCTCCGCAAACTCACGCATCTTGTTGGCCGCATCACCAAGATACCCGGCTATCCGTTTCGCCTCTTTCGCTATCTTCTTGAATCGCTCGGGGTCTACGGTATTTTCGATGGTGTCCTTTTTCAGTTGGAACAACGCCTTGGCGAGAGCCTCCGCGGCCTCCGTGTCGCCTTCAAGGTCTTCGAGGATTTCCGGCGGAATCTCCACCTTCTGGATGGCCTCCCTGATGGCATTGATCTGGGAGAGAGTCTTGTCGTTCCAGTTTGTGAGGTCGAAACCTTGCAGTTGCTCCTTGAAGATTTTCTCTGCCCTACTACGGACTGTTTCAACGTGTTTGTTTTTGTTGGCGTTTTTCCTATCCTTGTTGAGTTTCTCAAGTCTGTCGGTTTCCTCCTTGATGACATCGACGTTGTCCTGGTGCGCCTCGAAAATCGCCATTTGAGCCTCAAGGTACTCCTTATCGATCTTCTTTTCCTCGTTGTGGTAGTCACGAACCGCTTTTTCAATGTCGTATGCGGCACCTCTTGATTCACCATCGCCCCAGTCCTTGTCGAACTTATCCATGGCTTTCTTGTAGGCCTCAAGAGCCTTTTGGCGTTTTTCAAGAGCTTTCTGTTCCGCGTTGTATTCCTTGACCGCCTTTGACGCTTCATCAAGACCAAAACGGGCTTCAATCGCGTCTGCCGCCTCGTTTCCCTCGTCGCCCAACGTACGAAGGTGCGCGATTAGTGCCTCAAGCTCTGTATCAAGATTGGATATATCGTACCCCATCTTATTGAAAACCCAGGCGCGAGCCGCATCCTCTCCGAATACTGGCTCCAGCTTGTCGTAAGCGGACTTGAACTTTTCAAGTAGTGATATGTCGGCCTTCGTTTTTGCGATACTCTCACGGACGGCTTTTTCGGCAGCGCTTTCGCCCTTTGCTACGCCCCGCTGGTCCTTGTCGTATTTCACGCCCATGATATCCTCATACTCCTTCGCCTGGGCGTCACGGTCTTTGATGAGTTCGTCAAGCCTGTCTTTCTCCGATTGGGTGATAGAGCCAGAGCGAGCTTTCTTGCGGATTTTCTCGATCTCCTTGTCGAGGTTTTTGATGCCGTCAACGATGGAAGAAATCTTGTACTCCATCTGTCCGAGATCGTCGTCTGCCTGGCCGGAGATTGAATCGACCGCCGTTGCGAACATTTTTTCAGCATCAGAAAGACCCTGTGCATAAACGCTGGCCGCTCCTGTTGCTCGCTCCATCAACCTGTCGAGCCTGGTTTGGACGGACTTGTCATCCTTCCAGGAGATAGATCCACCTCCGGCCAGGGCCATGCTTCGCCTCACACCCTCGCCAAGGCCCGGTATGGTTTCGTAGATGCTATTCTTTACGCCCGTATACATATAGTGGCGTAACGACCCGATCTGGTCCGCAGTTAAATGCCCATGTTCCTGGACGAGTTTCTTGAAGTCCTCCTCGATACCATCAGTCACGGTGTTGTAGGTATCAAGAAGGTCTTTCTGCGCGTTCTCAAGGAATCTCTGCTTGTTGGCCTCCGTAATCTTCTGGACAAGTCCGTCGTATAGATCCGTGAGGTTGTCCACGGCGACGCCTTCCTCGCGGAGTTTCTGGATGTACGGGTCGAAACGGCTTTCCAAAGCACGTTTGGCCGCGTCATACTCCTTCGTTCCATAGGTCGCATTCTTAACGGCGGCAAACAGGGCATCAAGCTCACCAATTTCAGCCTCAAGTGATTTATTATACTTGTCCGAGACGTCGGAGAGGGCTTTCAGTATCTTCTGCTCGTCATCAAGCGCCTGCGTTGCCTTGACAATCTCTACGGTAAGGAGGGTCACGCCGGCCGCGAGAAGCGCCCACGGATTCGCGGCAATCCACTTGAGGAGATTCTTCATCGCCCCCAGGAGGCCGACGCTCGTTGCGGCGGAAAGTCCTTGGGTTGCAAGTGTTGTCAGGACAACAGCCGCCCTGTATGCCCCCCAAACAAGAATCGCCTCCTTGAGGATGCCGCCAAGTTTTTCATAGTTGAGAACGAGGTCGTTGAGCTTTGCAACCGCACCCTTCAAGGCGCTGTCCTGCGATTCGCCGATGGCGGCCAGCATATTCTCCCAGCGACCTTTGAGGATGTTGATTTGACCGGCCAGGGTCTTCGCCAACACCTCCTGCATCTTATAGAACTTACCGCCCTCGCTCGTCATGTTGCGGAAGGCTTGCTCCACCATCTCGAACGGGATTTCCCGCTTGGTCATCTTGTCGAACACCTCGCCGAGGGACACGGCCCGATGCTCCAGTTCGGAAAACATCTTCGCAAGTTCATCAAGGACAGGAACACCATTCTGTGAGAACGAACGTAGCTGGATGCCGCGGAGGAATCCGGAGGATTTAACGTGTCCATAGGCAAGGATGATTCGGTCCATCGAAACGCCGACGCCGGACGCGACGTCTCCGAGCATTTTCGTCGTTTCGAGCAGATCCTTCGCCTCGATGTTGAACGCGGCAAGCTGTTTCGCATATTTTGCGAGTTCAGAGAATCGGTAGGTGGAGTCGGACGAGAATCTATACAGGTCTTGGAAGATCTTGTCAGCCGCGTCTACGTCCTGGAGCATATTTCGGAGGGCCATCCTCTGAACCTCAAACTGCCCGGTTATTTCAATCATCGAGGACAGGAAACGGCGGATGCCCATCGCGCCGAAGTACACGCCGGTCAACTGCGAGATCGTGGACATTACGGAACGGAGATTGGTGGCGCTCGTCTGCGCCCGTTGCATCTCCTTCGTGTGTTCCTTCTGCTGTTTGGTGGCCTCCTTTGTGACGGCGACTACTTTCTCCTCGTTCTCCGCCACCTTCTTCGCCGCTCTTTCACGGAGCTGGCTATTCGCCGTGACTTGCGAAATCTGGTTCTTCTCCTTTTCAAGGTTTTCGGCTATGCGTTTCTGGGCGGCCTCCCAGTCCTTCGATACGGCCGCCGTCTTTTTCACTTCGGCTGTGACTTGTTTCTGCGCCTCCGATGTCGCCTTACTTGTAGAAGACGCCTTCTGCTGGATGTTAAGGATGCTGGACATGTTCTTATTGAACTCCCGCGCCGCCTCTTTCGTCGCCTCTACGCGTTCGTCAAATTTCTTGGTGTCCAGGATGACTTCAAAGTGAAGACTCTCTATCGGATTAGCCATATCATTTACTTTCTAAAAAGTTCATCAATCGTGTACTGCGGGCTTCCGCCCTGGGACGCCAATCGCTCCTGCCTTCTCCTGTTCGCCTCCTCCTGGAGCTTGATGGCCTTGTCGTTGGGGTTGTAAACAAAGTTCTCGTTCGCTTTCGCCCCTTTCTTCTTTTTCTTCTTGTCGTGGGAATACAGCGTGTGGGGTAGGTCTGACTGCATTATGTTCATCTGCGGAATTGTCAGGACGCACCTCGCCGTGTAGTTCGTTATCCTGCCGACGAAAGGAATCCACCTTGAATCTCCGTAGCAGGGGAAGTCCTTTACGAACGCCGCTATTCTTCCCGTGTGTGTTCTCGAAGGGATCGCTCTGCTTCCCCCTTCGTCAAGTTCATCAAGTCCGTTCTCGTAGCCGTCCAAGATGAGATAGTGTGATAGTACATCGTACAGTACGCCGTTATTTTTTTTTTGAATAGCCGTCGTCACCGATGCTATCTGCGCCTCATTGAATTTTCTTACGAACGCCCACCATCTCCATTTGAATGGGTAAATGAGGGCGATTTTCAACGGGTCGTTCAATACGGCCAGCACAGCCATCTTTATCGAAAAGTATGGGTGCTTTACAACGGAGCGCATAACGGCGTTAGGTTCGCTTTTTCTCACGGCCTCTTCCATCTCTTCCCTTTCTAAAAGCAACTCCGTGATTTTCTGCACCGTGTAGTCGTGCAGGAATCCAATCTTAATGCGTTTCTTCGAGCCAGGAATGGTGATATATTCACTCTTGTTCGCTTCAATCTGCGAAAGTGCGATACGAGTCGCTAACTCTGGTTGGTTCATATTGTTTTAAACTAAAAATGGGGCAGGGCTTTCATACCCCGCCCCACGGTTAGGTTTAGGTTTCCCTTTGACGGGATTAAGCGCTCGGAGCGGTCGTGGCCTTGAGAACCGCGAAGTCGCCAACGTAGTCGTCGCTCTTCTTGTACGGGTTCGGGAGGATGAAGCCCGTGAAGGTGAGGTACAGCGGGTTGGAGTTGTCGTCCTTCTTCGGCTTGGAAACGATGAGTTTCACATGCGGGAAGAGAATGGCGGTGTTCTTGGTCTCGGACTCGGCGAGGATGGTGACCTCCACGATCTCCGGGGTGGCCAGGAAGCCCTTGCCGGTGTAGAAGGTGCCTTCGTGTCCGGTCACGCCCTTCGGAGAGGAAGCGGTGCCGGCGGCGATTTCCGCACCAGAGTTGTAGAACTTGTTGAACACGGCGACGGCCTGGGTCGGGATGTTGCCGGTCATCGTCCAGTTACCGCTCTTGTCGATGGCCACGTCGATAACCTCACGGTGCTGGTCGATGCGGATGTCCGTGGAGGACGGGTCGTCGCAGGAGAGGT